AACGTTGTAATTAACGGCATATACATGTAAGTTAACAGCACCATTGAGACTTGAACGTAAACCAGTTAAACTCAAGTTTAATACAGCAGTATCTATACGAGACATATTTAATGTGCCGCTCGGTTGATGTTCTTCGGGTTTTAATGCAAAAGAATATACGTTAATACCGGGGTTAGCAGGGATACAGCCATGGTGCTGGTAAGGTTGTATTAAATTGAAATAAGAACCTGGGCGTTCGCTGAAACGATCATTGCCGTTTAGTACAAGTTTAGCAGATTTAACAGGATTTGTGGATAATACAGCGCTCGATGAATTAAATTCGACACCAGTATCGACAGTATCATACGAGTTAACGGTAGTGCCATAATTCATCCAGTTGTTATTTTTAGTACCGGTGGTAAAATCACTGGTAGCAAACCATACAAGCTCTTTGCAAGGATGATTGAAGGATAATTTGGGTTTTACTTGTACAACATTAGTAGCGACATCAGTTAGATTAGTTACGCTTTCGGCACCAGTGAATTGTAATTGCTCTATTAAATATTCGTGAGATAATTGAGCGAATCTTCGGCGTTCATCAGTATCCAAGAAGATATAATCGACCCATAGAGTGGTCGAAGCAGAAGATAGGGGAGATAGATCGCCAGTTTCCGAAGAAGCTATGCATTTAGCTTTATCTTCGAAGAGGATATTTATTTTAACTTCGTGATATTGGGGAGCAATTAGAGGAAGGGCTAAACCGACATTTCTGCAGAACCAGAATTCTAAAGGAATATATAGATTAGCAGCAGTTAATACGGCTTCAGTGGGATTAGCACCGACCATCTTTTTATAACCTTCCTTCTTTGAGGTAGGTAAAGTGAGCTCGTTCCATACATACATCCAGTGAGAATAATGTTTATCTATTTTTTGTCCACCGATTTCGATTTCAACATAATTCATTAAACGAAGACCGAAGTACGGGCATACTTTTTTGGTTGAAGTGTAATTCGTAACAACTAAGTATACACGATGTATTAAATCGCCGTTTCTCGATATTTGACTGGTTACGCGATTTCCGAAATCAGGAGTTCCGTTGAAAGTTTGTTGTATGGCTTCAATAGCGAAGTTAGTATGACGACGATAAACTACTTTAAAAAAGGTAATTTGAGGATTACCTGTTAAATAAACATCCTGAGCACCATAAGCTACTAATTGAAGAAGACCACCACCCATTTACGCTATATTCTTTATACTATTAGAGGAGAAAACCCATTCCGGATAATATGCGTAATACGTTATAATTAACGGCATATATATTAATGCCTTCGTAGTCGAAATTAGCCGAAGTAACAGTGTTGCCTTTAGTGGGGTCAACGACGTCAACCATCAAAGTTGCGGTATCTATGCGAGACATATTTAAAGTGCCGCTCGGCTGATGATCTTCGGGTTTTAAGGCGAAAGAGTACACGTTAATAGGGTTATTAACGGGGACGTTAGTGTGATGTTGGAAGGGCTGGACGTGCGAGAAATACATGCCCTCTCTTACAGCGAAACGATCATTACCGTTTAATTGGAGAATGGCACTGGTAAAAGGGTTCTTGTATTTTTCGGGTTTTACACCAAATATAGTAAGGTTGCTTGTGTAAATGAGAGAGCCACTTGGATCATTATCAGCATCAAGGGCATCGTATAAATTATAATCATACCACCTGTTGGGTTTGTAAGCTCCTTTGCTTTTAGCTACCCAGATTAATTCCTTGCAGGGATGATTGAAGTTTAATTTAATACGGTTAGTATTTTTGTTAAGGGTTTCGGTACCGGTGAATTGAAGTTGTTCTATTAAATATTCGTGGGATAATTGAGCAAATCTTCTGCGTTCATCGGTATCTAAGAAGATGTAATCGACCCATATCAAAGCTGGCCGGAGTATCGCAGCAATTTGCGAGGGAATCGAACTCGATTTTAACTTTAACTTCGTGATATTGAAGGGCGATTAAAGGCAGAGCAAGACCTACGTTTCTGCAAAACCAGAACTCGAAAGGTATATATAATGTAGCGCCTTTTCCAGTTAATATGTCTTTATCGGCTCCAACCATGGTATCATAGGCATATCGCTTACCGATAGGTAAAGATAACTCGTTCCATATGTATAGCCAATCGGAATAATGTTTATCTATTTGTTGCCCACCAATTTCAATAACAACCGATTTAATTAAACGTAAACCGAGGTAATTAACATAGGTACCTGTAGTAGCCACTTTTCTCGCAGGTACATCAACCTGTAAATACATGCGATTTATTAAATCACCATTGCGCGATATTTGGCATGTTACGGTATTTCCATAACCGGCATTTCCGTTAAATGTCTGTTGAATAGCTTCAATAGCGAAGTTAGTATGACGACGATAAACTACTTTAAAAAAGGTAATTTGAGGATTACCAGTTAAATAAACATCCTGGTAACTGCTGATATAAATGAAACTGTTACATTAGATGCTATGCATAATAATATGATAAGAGATTTTGAAAAAAGCGATAAGGAAAAGTTGTATTATGAGAATAAATTAAGATATTGTGAAGAGCATAAAAATGATATATTAAATACTATAAAGAATACAAGTGATAAAGAGACAAGTAGTAAATTATGGTTTAGTAATATAGAATTATGTGAAGAAATATTAGATATCAAATCAAAATTATACGAGTTAAATAAATTGGATGAAATAGAATATTATAAAAGTACAAGCGATATACTTTTTCAATACTATGATACGGTAAATAAACAATCGGATATCAATCAAAATTCAAACTATTTAAAGGATTTTAATAATAAATCAAAAATATATAAAAAGGATAGCAAGAAAAATAAAGGGGTAGTAGCAAATACAATAAATGTATTAGAGGCGCTAAATAATATAGACAATAAAAAACCCATAGTTGAAAAATTTGCTGTTAATGATTCTGAAGATGACATAAAATGCGAAAACTTAGAAACTTTAGATGAGTATAATAATGATAATAAAATGGAAATTGTACAAGACAAGAGTTCTTTAGTAGATAAATATATGGCTATAATAAACAATAAATATATTAGAACAGTTGAAGAAGAAAATATAGAAATTTGCAAAATATGCAAAAATAACATGGTGTCTCTTCAATATGATGCAATAATTGTTTGTAATTATTGTGGATTTCAGGAATTACTATTAGTAGAGCAAAATAGACCTATTTTAAAACAGAATACAAAAGATACTTCGCATTTTTGTTATAAACGGATAAATCACTTTAGAGAATGGTGTAATCAAGTGCAAGGCAAAGAGAGTACTGATATACCTGATGAGATATTTGAAAAGATTTTGATGGAAATAAAAAAAGATAAGATTACAGATTTAAAAAAAATAACCTATTTAAAAATGAGAGATATTCTTAAAAGGCTAAGGATAAATAAGTACTATGAGCATATCAATTATATAATAAATAGGATAAACGGAATACCTACACCACAATTTAGCACAGAGTTAGAAGATAAGTTATGCAATATGTTTAGAAGCATTCAAGCACCTTTTCTAAAGCATTGCCCAAAAGATAGGAAAAATTTCTTATCTTATAGTTATGTTTTATATAAGTTTTTTCAGATACTTGGATTAAATGAGTATTTGAAATACTTCCCTTTATTGAAGAGTCGCGAGAAGCTCTATGTGCAAGATCAGATATGGAAGAAGATATGTATAGACTTAAATTACGAAATAATTCCTTCCTTATAACTTTTACAAAAACGAGTACATAATTTATTTTTCTTTGAACTTTTAAAAACTTTTTGAAATTTCTAAAATTTTTTCAATTATGTACTCATTTTTAATCCTAAATTATATACATCATTATTTTTAAATAAGTCCAATAAATATAAAACAGATGCCAGCACTATAGCTAAGCCCACTATTCTAATAATGTTAAATCTCAGGTCTATTATTAGTAATGCAAACATGGCTATAACAAATCCAAGTAATAGATACTGTAATACAACATATGCGTATGTAATCTCCATTATATCTAT